CGTATTGCAAACGAAAAAAGTGTCAATGCAATTGCCAAAGTCGATGCGGGTGCAAATTTAAACTCTGCTTTCGGGCAAAGAGAACAACTTGAAATAGCACATAAAGAAGCTATTCTTGCCTTAGATGAAAAGAAGGCCGCCCTAGCCAAACTACAGAATGAAGAGGTTTTGATTGGTGACAAAGTTGCAATGGAAATACACCAAAAAGCAATGGCACAAGGACAGAGAGAAATAGATCTTGCAAAAGCAAAACGAGACGCAGCTAAGAAGGCCGCAGACGAAATGGCTCAAATGGGCTTAAAGATTGGCAACTCTTTACAAAGTAATATGGAAAGTGCATTTAACTCCCTTATAGACGGAACTAAGTCCGCAAAACAAGCCTTTGCAGATATGGCCAAAGCAATTCTTGCAGATATTGCAAAAATGATTACTAAAATGTTAGTAATGAAAATGCTAGAAAGTACTTTAGGAGGTACTAGTTTCGGTAGTTTCCTAGGAATAGACGGAGGCAGAAACGGTGGAGTATTTGAGGGAGGTAAAAAACAAAACAGCTATAGAAGTGGAGGTGTTGCAAAAGGGTCTCAAGGAGGATATCCCGCAATGCTACACGGTACAGAAGCAGTAGTACCTCTACCTAACGGCAGATCTATACCTGTTGAAATGAAGAATTCTGGAGGAAACGTTTCAAACGTAACTGTAAATGTTTCAACCGAAGCGGGTAATACAAGTTCTCAAACAGGGCAAAACGATGGTGGAATGGATCAAGAGCGTCTAGGAAAAGCCATCGCAGTTGCCGTACAAAATGAATTACAGAATCAAAAACGATCGGGCGGTATACTTAACCCATATGGAGTAGCATAATGACTGTAGGTTTTAAATACTTAGGAGCAAACTACGCAATTCCTGATAAAGGATTAAACAGGCAGAGTAAGCACAATGTTAATGTTGCAAAGTTTGGAGACGGTTATGAGCAACGAATAGTTAGAGGCTTAAACTCTATAGGAGAAACATATAACCTACAATTTCAACACAGAGAGAAAGAGTTCATTGACGATGTTGTTAATTTTTTAGACGGCAAAAAAGGTGTAACACCTTTTTCTCTAATTATTCCAGATTCAAATGTAACTTCTGACCCTGCAGGTGATGCAGGTGTAGGAGAAAAAGAAATTAAAGTAGTTTCTGATACGTATACAACTACATATTTGTACGGAAACTTTTATTCATTAACCGTTAGCGTAAGGCGAGTATACGAAGCATGACCAATTTAATAGCAACAGACGTACAAGGCACTACAGTCGATAGTGGCGTTGTTAGTCTCTTCGAAATAACACTACTTCATAGTGGTAATACTTTTTACTTTTGTGAAGGTATTGGAGACGACCTTGAAGATATACAGATGAGGGACAAAGAAGTTCCTTCAAATATACGTACCTATAAAGCTATTCCTATGCAGATTGAAGGCGTAGAAGTTAGCGCGACGGGTGCTTCTGCACGACCAACAATAACAATAGCCAATGTCAGCTCCCTTCTGAAAGATACTGTAGGTGTCACAGATTATGATGAAGTAGTGGGCGCAACAGTTGTTCGTAGACAAACGATGCAAAAATATCTTTACGGAGAGTCTGGAGACGCCAACCCTCCGATAGAGATGCCTACTTTAAAATACAGAGTTGATAGAGTTGCTAGCGAAAATCAATTAGCAGTACAGTTTGAGCTAGCCGCTGTATACGACCTGGAAGGTGTAACTATACCTCGACGTGTAGTCGTAGGTAAGTTCTGCAGTTGGATGTATCAAGGACAAGCTTTGGAACAGAATGGGGGTTGTGTCTGGAGAGCAGATAGTGTTGTACGAGCAAGATCCTCCACAATACCTTCTTCCTCTCCGTATAACTATAATATATTCTATAACGCAAAAGATCAGCCTTTACTAACTCAGACTCTTTTAAATGGAGTATCGAACTGGGCTTCCGGGGCCGCCATAACACAAGGATCTTATAGAAAGTACAATAATAAATGGTATAGAGCACAAATAGGGCATACTAGCAGCGGCAGTAATGACCCCGAAGAAAATGATGGAACTTGGGTAGAAGCACTAGGATATTCCACCTATAGCTCCTCTACTACTTATGCAGAGGGGGCTTTAGTCAAGGCCGATGTCACTACTGTTAATAGTGTAGTTATAACCACGGTATGGAGGTCTTTACACTCGGGCAATATAAATAATGCTCCCGCTCTTAACTCTCCGCATTGGATTAGAGAAGAAATGTGTGGAAAAACTTTACATTCTTGTAAGTGTAGGTACGGGGCGACTTTAATAGGAGATAACTCAAGCGGTGTAAAAATAGATGCAAGAACAGACAGCTCTGCTGTTTTACCTTTTGGCGGTTTCCCTGGCACATTGAAGTTTTGATTATGTTACAGTTTTTAGATGAAATAGAAGAACATTTTAAGGAGAATTATCCGCGAGAAGGGTGTGGTTTGCTAGCTGTCGTTAAGGGTGAATTACAGTGGTTTCCTTGTACTAATGTTGCGGAACATGAAGACGATTTCATACTGGATTCCACAGAGTATTTAAACATATCACGAAAAAGTGATATAGTAGGAATAGTCCACAGTCACCCTGATGCAAGTTGTGACCCTAGCGAGTCAGACATAAAGCACTGTAATGCTATAGGAGTTCCTTACTACATATTTAGTTATCCTAGTATGGATGTTCACATACAACAGCCTGAGAAAGAATCTAAACCTCTTTACGGTAGAGACTATGAGTTTGGTGTCTCTGATTGTTTTGAAGCAATGAGAGACTATCTAGCTTCACAAAATATAGAAATACCTTCTCGTGCCGCTTTCGAAGACGATTGGTGGGAGAAGAAATTAGACTACTTTACAGACGAAATAATTCAAGATTATGGGTATAAGCCCGTAGAAGGAAATATGGAAAAGAACGATGTTATTATATTCACAGTAAATGCCTCTGTAGGTAATCACTGTGGAGTTTATTTAGGGGAAGATATTTTTTATCACCACGCAGACAAAAGATTATCATGCAGAGAAAATCTGTATCCATTTTGGAAAAAGTACATAACAGGAGTGTATCGCCATGATGCGTAACGTATATTTACAAGGAGAACTAGGCGAACAGTTTGGTTCTGTTTTTAGAATAAATGCGACTAATTATACTGAAGTATTCAAATGCATTAATGCGAATAGACCCGATTTTTTGGCTTATGTCAGAGAATGCCATGAAAATGATGTAAGCTTTGCTGTAGATACTGCGGGCGAGCAAGCAGGTGAAGAGGATCTTTTAGTGCCTTTGAAAGAGGGGGACGTAACTATAGCAATTGTTCCTGCAGGATCTAAATCTGCATTCGGAAAGATACTTGCAGCTATTGCTATAGTAGCTGTTATGTTTATGTTTCCAGCAGTTTTTGGTACGACAACTTTTGGAGCAGGAGGCATGGGACCAGGATTTGCATCTTTAGCAAACGGTCTCAGTGCAGTTGGTATGGCAACAGCGGCAGTTGCACTAAATCTAGCAATGGCAGGCATTAGTCAAATGATGGCTCCAGACCCTTCTGTAGACGGAGAAGGTCCGGAAAACTATGCTTTCAATGGAAATGCTCAAAACATGCAGGAAGGCGATCCTATTCCCATACTCTACGGGAGACTAAGAGTACCAGGCAGACCTATAAGTATAAATATTCAGAACGCATCAGGGTATAGAAGAAATACAGGGGCTATTTTTGGAGGAGACGGATCAATAACAACCACCTCTAGTAATACAATATCACATCATAAAAAGACAGGCTCTAAAAAAGCCCACGAACGGTAGGAGATAAAAATGAGACATGGCGGAAATGGCGGTGGTGGTGCCGGCACAGGTAACAGTGGTAATTCCAATCCAGGAGGTACAGGCACATCTAGCAATAATGCTGCTACAATTAGTACAAGCGCTAGCGATGCGCAGCTTGTTTCTATTACAGATGTTATTTCAGAAGGCCCCATACTAGGTTTAGTAGACGGTTCGGCTTCTGTATTCCTGAATAATGACAGAATTCACGAAGTATCTGCGGCAGGGCAACGTGTATCTCATGGCCCTATGACTATCACTCTTACTAATGGGTCTACTTCAGCAACAATTAATAATGCAACTTCTACCACTCCCTTGACTGCAAATGCCTCGCTAGGAGCACAACTATTAATACGAGGAGGAAATTTAACAGAAACAAGTGTAACAAGTAGTTATGATACTAGACATAAAGTAAGTTTATCTACTTCTTCAAGTACTTTTACTCAAACTATGGTTACCGCAGTTGGTCAACGAGCAAGACCAGATAGTTTAGTTCCTGGGCGTATTAAACCGACGGGTAGCAGTACTACTCCTGACGGCCTTCCTATAGAAGGTTTTATATGGCGTAGAGTTAGCGGTACCGAGGCGAATTGGAGATCAGGTGCTTACGGTGATTATAACGATTTCAGGCTCGATGACGCAACGTACAAGCTAGAACTAGATAAAATAGTAAATATAAATGCAGGAGGTATTAATGGCTCCTCTATAACACTTGCAAGTGCTTGGGACGGAATATCGGGGACATATAGCTGGGATAAAATAAGTGTAGTTAATATGGATATTTCTGAGGTAGGCAGTAGAGCTTCTCAGCGAGTACAAGGTGGTACTGTTAATTTCAGACCAGGCACATTAAACCAAACTCCCATGCGCAGCGGTGGCGAAACTGCAATTAGTAGAACTATTGGCGAACAAATGGAGGTGGGAACTGCTCGATTTTTAGTGGGCAGTGGTAACTGCGGTCTCACAGAAGCTCAGCTTCTAGAAGTGGACAAACTAAGATGGCGTATTACTTATCCTGCAGGATTTAAAGCAATCAGCGGTAAAGGCAATGATAAAACTACTTACATAAGGTATAGAATAAGTATAGCAATAAAAGAGGAAGGAGACTCTGATTTCGGAGGTTTTACTATTATTAGAAATCCTCTAACTCATAGTGGTAACTATACTAACTCTAAAACTTTTGAAAGCGACTTAAATCTTGAAAGATTTCGCCCTTTCACAGACTTCAAACTAAAATTAGAAAGACTAGATACAGATGACGACCCCGGTTTTAAATCTGTAGGACAAACTTACAAAGACTGGACAAATGTTACTGCAGGTAGTCTTACAGGCGTGACTTCTATTCTAAATGAAAAACTTAACCATCCTTATACTGCTATGGCTGATGTTTCTTTTAGCACGAAGCAGTATCAAGGTATACCTCAAAGAACTTATGATCTATACGGTAAAATGGTTAGAGTGCCTTCAAACTATGTTACAAGAGAAGAAGCAACCAATGGAGTAGCTTCTTATAATAGAAATACAAGTACTGGAGTCATTACTAGCAATTACCAAGACTGGGACGGGGATTTTCGAGATGAATTAGTTTATAGTAACAACCCTGCTTGGATTTACTATGACATTCTTACTAATAATAGATACGGTTTGGGTTCCTTCATTAAAGAAGTGGATATAGATAAGTATGCTCTTTACCGCGTTGCAAGATATTGTGACGGCTTAGTTCCCGATGGAAAAGGAGGACTAGAGCCTAGGTTTACATTAAATACCTACTTGACAAAAGGGGCAAATAGTTATAAAGTTCTCAAAGACTTAGCAACTAACTTTTTAGGTTTGCTTTACTACTTAGATGGACAGCTTTATACCTCTCTTGATGCTCCAGCAGCTCCGGTCTATACATTCAATAAAACTAATGTAATAGATGGTACATTTAGCTACGAGAGTTCTTCGGAGAAAACTAGAAGCAATCAAATTATTGTAAACTGGAATGACCCAACAAAAGACTATAAGATGGAGCCTTTAATCGTTGAAGATGAGCGAAATATAGTCAATACAGGCAGAATTATATCTGAAACTGCAGTTGCTTTCGGCTGTACTTCAGAAGGGCAAGCTACACGATACGGTAAATGGAAACTATGGACAGCAGCAAATCAGAAAGAGATAGCTACTTTTTCAGCAAGCCTAGAAGGTGCATTTGTAGCTCCTGGCGATATAATCAATATCCAAGATGCGGATAGATATGCTGTAAGACTGGGCGGACGAGTTTCAAATACAGGAACTCTTAGCACTACTACTATACCTTTAGACTCTACTGTTCTTTTGAATTCAGGATCTACATATACTTTAAGCTTGGTTTATCCTAAGCCTGCTGCATTCACTAGAGAAGCTGTTACTATAAGCGGAGTTAGTTATGAAGCAGGAGATTTAATACATCAAGCGTATGTTGATGGCTCTTTAACAGTAATTGATACTAAAGAAAAGTCTGTAAACGCTAAAGTATCTGCATCTTCCGGAGCCGAACCTTTAACACTTGACTTCAATGCCAATCTACGAACAGAAACAAAAGATATAACTTCTAGTCAAATTGGAAGTTCTGTAACTTCTATCACTGTGACCTCTGCATTTACAGAGGCTCCTACTAGAGAATCCTTGTGGGTTCTTCAAGAGACAAAAACTGGATTACAGGTAAAAGGGTCTAAAAAAGAATACAAAGTTTTATCTATCTCTGAAAACTCTGGCAATGTCTACGATATAACGTGTATTGAACATTATGACAGCAAGTGGACTTCTGTAGAAGAAGATTTTACTACATACATACAAGGAGATTTAGAGCCCTCTCTACTAAGCACAGATATAGTTCCGCCTGTTGAAAACCTAATAGCAAGAAGTCATGGCAGAGACAATGGTACAGCCCATGAAACTTTACTTGTCTCTTGGGATCCGCCAGGAG